CAACAACGGCTCATACGCCCGACAGTCAGTGACCTTCGCGGCGGCTGGCACCACCACGACGGGAACCATTGAGACCAACGCTACGGTATCATTCCCAGTGGCCACGGCCAACTATGACTCAGCGGGTTCGACCGGACAGGTTGTGACCCACATCGCGATCATGGACGCCAGCACAGGTGGAAATGTTCTGTTCTATGGGGCACTGACCACAAGCAAGACGGTGTCATCAGGTGACCAGTTCACCGTGTCATCAGGCAACCTAAGCATCAGTCTAGCGTAACACTAGGAGGTTTACTCCGGTGGCCACAAGCAAAACCACAAGGTATATACGGTATAACACCAACCTAGCATCGTTACATAATGGATCAAGCGGTGTCAACAGTGATGGTGATGGTCCAAGCACATTCCAAGAGCCGACATTCCAACCCTACGACAGGAGGACATTGGGTGCAGGCACTGCCTGGGACATACCATCACAAAAAGTAACTCTATCAAACACAAATCCTGATTCACAGACTTTTGTGGTCAGATTCACCAATGATGCCACCCTCGGCATAGGCGATCCACATTATGGTGGTTCAACTCCTACCAGTATGCTAATCCCATACAGGGGCATCAACACCGTGGCGGCATATGCACAAACAGTGGTATACTACCTTAGGACTTTCACAGAGAATCACACAGGCGCACCATTCACATTCAACATTGAAGTCAAGGCTGGACCTGGCAATTGGAATGGCACACCCACCAACGTCAATCCAGAGACATTCAACTACACACAGATAAACAGTTCGGGCAATGTGTTCAGGGGTGAGAAGATAATCCCGCGGGGTCGGGGCACCTTGTGGCATTCCAGCAGTGACTTTGACTTCAGCACAGGCTTCAATCCCTCTGGCGTATCAAACATAGCCACTTTTGATCACTATGGCACACCTGGGCTGGGTTTCTCAGATTGGATACCAACTTATGACAGTGGCAACGCTGTCACAGACGGCACTTCAACGGTTGAGGTTAAAATAACCACCACATGGGCTGGATCGGGCAGTGTGACTTTTTTTGCCAATCCTGTGCAAGAATACGATCACCTACAGTCAACACGTAGCACTGTGTTGTTTTACCAAGGTTCTGACATCATCATGGATGGCAGTGACGCAGATCACTCCATACCGGCGATGTCCACCACTTCATCATTGGTGGCGGTTGGAAATCAAAATCACATCATAGATCCTGTAAATTATAATAGCTCCGTCACACTCACTGAAGAATCAATCAATGTAAAACTTTGTCCCGATGTTGATTTAGATACCGCCAGCACGTTGACCGCGACCGCATCTCACAAGTTGGGATTTGACCTAGACTTAAAAATAACGTCGGCGTTGGATGCCACCACTGAAAACTTCGTCAGATCAGATCCAGTTGCACTGTCCACAACGGCAACACTTGAGGTTGAACCAAGTTTCAAGGTATCTGCAACTGAGGACCTATCAATTGTTGCCAGTGTTTCTACATTTGCCGGTCTTATCTATGACATAACAGGTGACTACACCTGGGACAGTTTCAACCTCAACACTTATTTCGAACCTGGCTTCTCGGTTGACAACTTCGCGCTTGAACAAGGTGAATACACATGGAACTTCCTGGCCACGGAGGACTGGGACAGTTGGCCGGTTTTAACATGGATCGGTAATGAACAGACCTGGGACAATTGGCCTGATGATGTTTGGGAGACACCTTACATAATTGGCACCGCTGGTTCACTGATCACCACACCAAGCTTCAAACTGGGCGACGTGGTCACATACACTGGCTCATTCACCGTTGACGAGGACAGTGCGTTCGAGAAGACCGCACAGGCTGACCTGACCGCACAGTTCACCACGGAGTTCACGGCGGTGGGCATCATTGATGTTGAAATACAATTGTCGGGAGCTTTTGTTCCTGGTCTCACTGCCAACATCACCTACGACCTTGATGACACACCTGTCACGATAACAGGTGCGTTCACACCAGTATTGACGGCGAGTGCGATCACAGACACCTTCGCTGACATTGATGTAGCTTTCACATTAGCGGTTCAACCCACGTTCCGACCAGGCACCACAGCGGAACTGTATCAAGCACAATCTGAGGTTGAGATCAACCCAACGTTCAAACCCGCTGGATTCTCTGCGATGGTGGCCTCTGCGGGCACACTCACGGTTGGAAGGCTGTTCTTCCAGGCGGATCCCTACTTCACTATACAGGTTTTACAGGAATCTAGACAGGTGGTGTTGCCGTTTGAAAATAGGCAAACACTTGTTAGCCAGGAAACAAGGTTAAATACCATTGGCACTGAAACAGGTGACTACCTAGTGCCGCAAGAAACTAGGAGTTTGAGATTGAGGATTCCACCATTCAAGAACAGATTCTCGACACCTAGGGTAAGACAGGAGCAATAATGGCCAACTTAACAGGATTCAAAAGAGACAACGACGGATTATACATAGACAAGGACCCGGATGCCAACGTGCAATACGGACTTGACTTCACCGACTACCTAAACTCAGGTGACACCGTGACTTCCGCGGACGTCACAATAGAGACCATAACTGGGGACAGTTCACCACTGGCTTTCCCAACAAACGAGGCCACTGATGTTTTGGTGACCGGGGGTGTGTTGGTCAGCATAAGACTGGAGGGTGGCACTGTCAACAACATCTACACGGTCAAGTGCAAGATCGTCACCACCCAAGGTGACACCGACGCGAGATCATTCAGGATAGTGGTCAAGGAGAGATTGTTGTAATGGACGCACAGAAGAAATCATACAAACTGGATCATGACCTGATCTTCAAACTGGCCTCGATGCACTGCACCTATGAAGAGATAGCGGACTGCGTAGGCACTTCAGTCACAACACTACAGAAGAGATTCAAGAACCTCATAGACAAGGGCCGGGCTGAAGGTAAGAAGAGCCTTAGACGTGCCCAGTTCGAGAAGGCATTGGCGGGCGACGCCAGGATGCTGATGTTCCTGGGCAAGAACTGGTTGGGACAACAGGATTCACCAACTGACGAAGAGTCAACGGCACCATTACCATGGGCGGACAAATAGTCACCCAATAACTACAAACATATGAAATTATCAACACCGCAACGCAAGGTAGCGGATGACACAGCCAGGTTCAGGGTCTTGGTCACTGGTCGTAGATTTGGTAAGACCACTTTGGCCATCAGGGAACTTTGCTACCACGCCAGGAATCCAGACAAATTGGTGTGGATGATTTGCCCTTCCTACCGTCAAGCGAAACAAATTGCTTGGGTAAAACTCAAACAGATATTGAAAGACCTGCGTTGGGTCAAGAGGATCAACGAGGCGGAACTCACCATAGAACTTAAGAACGGATCAAGGATCTGCCTCAGGGGCGCTGACAACAAGGACTCACTGAGGGGTGTGGGTATTGATTTCATGGTGCTTGATGAATGTGCGGACATTGAAGAGACAGCATGGACAGAGGTGCTGAGGCCCACACTGTCAGACACCAAAGGTAGTGCTGTGTTCTGTGGCACACCCAAGGGCATGAACTGGTTCCACGACCTATACCAGAGGGGACAGGATACCACCGAGCAAGACTGGAGCAGTTACCTGTTCACCACCTTGGACGGCGGATTCGTTGATGCTGGCGAGATAGAACAGGCCAAGCGGGACCTCGACACCAAGACGTTCAGGCAGGAATACCAGGCCACCTGGGAGACCTACTCGGGCATCATCTATTACGGCTTCTCAATGAACGAGAACGTCAAGCACTTCGATGAACCCTTGGACAACAACATCATACACGTGGGAATGGACTTCAACCTGGACCCCATGGCCGCGGTGGTGAGTTACATACACAACGGCGTGGTCTATGTGATGGACGAGATACAGATATGGAGTTCCAACACTGAAGAGATGTGCCAGGAGATACATCGCAGGTATCCAGGCAAGAAGATATTCGTGTATCCGGATCCGGCCTCAAGGCAGAGGAAGACCTCCGCGGGTGGTAAGACTGACCTCTCCATCCTCCAGAACGCGGGTTTCATATGCAAGGTGCCACCCAGGCACATGGCCGTCAGGGACAGGATAAACTCCGTCAACGCCAAGCTGTGTTCGGCGTCAGGCGAACGACAGGTTTTCATACACCCCAAGTGTAAAAATCTGTTAAATAGTATCAGCAAACACACATACAAAGAGGGGACCGTGTTGCCAGACAAGACGCAGGGATTTGACCATATGAATGACGCCGCAGGATACCTTATTTCATTCCTTTACCCGATCAGGACCGCGTATGAGCAACAGGCACCAGAGAGATTTGGAATCAAACTAGGAGCAATAAGATAATGGCACAGGACATCTACGGTCTAACCGGCACATCATTCACAGACACATCAGGACAGAGCATACAACTGCCGGTCCACCAAGATTATGATGCCTACATACATCACTGGAAGTTCCTGAAGAGGAGTTACCTGGGTGGTGCTGAATACAAGCGTGGCATGTATCTCAAGAGATACCAATACGAGAACGAGGGTGAATACCTTACTAGATTATCACACGCGGCCGAGGACAACCACTGTCGATCGATAATACACACATACAACTCATTCCTTTACAGGCAGGAGCCCAAGAGGGACTT